TTTAATTCTTTTAACTCATTTTGTAAATTTTGAATTGCTTCTTTTGGTTTTATAAAAGATTTAGATAACTTTTCAATATCAACAACACCATCTTGAGTTGCTTCTTCAATGGCATCTTTATAATCTTGAACGGCTTTTTCACCCTCCCTAAACCTATCAAGGGCGGCATGGAATTTATTCCCCCCACCTAAAAACTCATCCCAAGTTATTTGTCCCTGAGCAAGAGCTTTTGCCCCTTCTAACATATCAAAAAATTCATTAGTTATGGCATTTACATAACCAACAAATTCACCCATACCCCCACCAAAAGTAATAACACTATACAACTTACCAAAGGCATCAGCTAAAGCCAAAACGTTTTCAACGGCACTCTTTAAATCTAATGATTTAATAAAGGCTTGAATATCGTCTTGGGAATCAACCAATGTTTCTGAAATAGCATTACTTAAATCAACAAAAAACTCCAATACACCAGAAGATGAAATAGTTCTTTGCAATTCAATAATACTGTTACTTAATCTTTCAAAAGATGCCCCGGCTCTTTCTCCAGCATCTTTGGCAGCTTCTCCGAATCTTTTTTCAAGAACATCGGCTAATTTTGGTAAAAGATCAGTTGCAAGAACTTCCCCACGTTCAAGCATATCATTGAGTTTTTGTGTACTGACTCCCATTGCTTCAGCCGCCATTTGGAAAGCACCAGGAAGGCGTTCCCCTAATTGCCCTCTAAGCTCCTCAGCTTGTACGTTTCCTTTAGAAATCATCTGAGATAAAGCACGTAATGTTCCTGCTGTATCATCAGCACTCATTCCAAGAACAGCACTTGCTTTTGTTACAGACATAAATACTTTTTCAATCGCCTGTCCCTCAAGTGCTGTATTTTTAGAGGCCGCAAGAATATTACGATAAGAAGATTCCATCGCATTCAAATTAAGGCCCAAATCATCCGCTGTCTTGCCCAACATATTCAGAATGCGATTAGATTCTTCCATACTACCTGTAATGGCCTTATATGACCGTTGTAGCGAATCTAAAGCTACACCTTGTTTCAATATACCACTGGTAAATTGGGTTATTTCCATAGTGGCTAAAACGGTAGCATAACCAAGAGCAGCAGCACGGACAGTTTTTATAAAACCATTGAAAGCTGTAGATGTACTCTTTAGACTTTTGGATGTCTTGTCCATGTGTTTTTCTGTGCTTCTGGACATTTTTTCCATTTGGCTTTCAAGAGAACGTATATCGGCCTTCATTTGACGAGTTTCATTGTCAAACTTTTTTTGCATTTCTGATACAGCTTTATTTACTTTCTCAAAATCACGCTCCATAGCTTTAGCCATAGAGTTGATTCTTTTTTCAGCTACATCAGATTTTTTACGCAATTCTGCTATGTCCATACCCATAGAGACTGCTAATGTGCCAATATCAATCGCCATTATATACCTTCTTTGTCCGTACTGGTTGCCGCTTATCTTGGTCTTTCAACTTATCGTAACGTTTCCCAAATTTAGTACGTTGTTTCCTTTTTGGTGGGGTTGTTCTTTCTGGAACCCTTTCTTCCAGTGCGTACTTGTATCTCTTTCCATCTTTTCCAACAACTGGTTTAAGTTCTTCTTCAGTAAAGAATTTTTTCTTTGCTTTATCGTCTCCTAATGCAGCTACAAGTCCTTTAGCTCCATCCATAACATTGGTTTTTTGTTCGTTTTTACCAGTTCCAGTCCTTCCAAATTTAGGAAGAAAATCTTGTATCTCATATATTGGTTGTTTGTTTTTATTTCTAATAAATGCCAGGGCAAATCTGTAAGCAATCAAAGCGAGTTGGTGCATTATCAATTCATGTGGCAATGGGTTTTCTTCTGAAAATAATTCCCATTCTCTGGCTTGTCTGTAAGAAATTCCACTAAGCATTTGATCTACATCAACATGCCCCAACTCCCTTGCCATACTTAACCAGAACTTTCTTCCTGGCCTCCTAAGTTTTTTGCCATTTCTTCTTCAGCTTCTTCAGAACTACCATTTACTTCTCGTACCTGTTCCAAAATTCGATCAAGAACCTTTGCTGATTTTTTACTCAGTTCTTCAAAATGTTCTTCTTTAAATACTTTTTCTGTTGCATTGGGATCAGCGTAAACACTTAATGCAATCATTTTTGCTCTGAAATTATCAGCATTGAATTTACGTTTACCATCGGCGGTTTCAACAAAAACAGATTTTTCCCAATCCTCTTTATCCTTTCCGGTCATTCCCTTGGCATAGAGAATACATCCCCATTCAGGAACTTTAATCTCTTTAACTTCAATATCGTTTACACCAAAAATGTGTTTTCTGAGTTCATTTACATCTTTAAAATTTTTGAGTTCCATTGTTTTACTCCTTTGATTAAGTTATGTTTTTTATTTTTATAAGTTTTGTAGGGTTTGATTAACCCGAATTATTAAATTAAATCAAACTAAACTGATTAAGCTCCAGAACCAGAACCAGAATTAACAGTAATCTGTCCAGTTACCTTAATAGTCACATTACAAGTGATCTGAGAACCAGGATCGAGGTTCAACGGAAGTTCAGTCACAAGACCTGTAAACTCAAGGGTGGTAACTTCTGAATCCGGCAGAATAAGCTCATAATCTTTTTCCGTATCAGATTCAAAATCCGTTTTCATCGTATCATAATCAGACCGAGTAAAGTTCATCGTAAATGTAACTGTACCAGGATCACGAAAACCAGCAATAAATTCTCGATACCCACCTGTACTTGCCAATGAAGTTACATCAATAGTTTCTCTGGACATACTTGGTCCTGAAATATTGATAACTTCGCCTACGCTTACCCATGCAGCACCGTTGTACTTTTTGAGTAATGCACCTACACTTGAAACTGCGTTTGTCATAATACTTCCTCCTTACGTTGTTGTTATATTCCAGATCGTTGAATCTGAAAATTTAAAGAAAATTGATACCTGTTTTTATCGTCTTGGCCTAAGTACAAAATATCTGATCTTGTAGATATATCAATATATCTCGTACCGTTCCAAGTCTCATTATTCCTTGCATGATGTAAATAATATTTAATATCTCTTAAAAGGTTATAACCAATTTGGTAATTTGTATTTCTATGGAGAATTTGTAATGTTGGATATTCATATCCAAACTGTCCTTGTTCACGTCCTCCTGTATCAACCAAAACAGAACAAGTATTTGGAGAATCTGGCATAGATGCAATAAATAAATTGGTTCCAAATACAAGACCTAATCCTGATCCAGAATTAACCAACATATCCTTTACATCTATACTTGACGGATTTGATGTACTCATTTCAATGCTCCTCTTGCTTCTTTAGCTACAGTATAAAGAACATAAGGAGTGTTTCTATCTACAGCGTTTTCCAAAAACTTTGGTCCTGATCCCGGTCTTGTCCAATTAATTCCTGATTGACTCCTTGCCGATACAGCTTTCATATGATCTAACGATCTTTGTGATATTCCTGATTTACCTGTCATCTCATGAACATATAAAGCATAATAAGCTCCAAACCCAAAAACAACAAACGGCCCTTTTGAATTTCCTAATGCTTTTGCCTTTGCTGTCATTTCAGAAATTGTACCAGAATGAACAGCTTGTAACTTTGCCATTTCTTGCGCCGTAAATGCCGTTTTCTTGCCTGTTTGTTTAAAACGGGGGTTAGCACCTTGGGTTACGTTTCCTTGGCTTGTAATCACGAAAAAACTTGCCCTTAAATTTCCTTTATCAACCGGAATCAAAGGAGTTGTTTTATCCATATCCCTTCTTATCTGAGCTACACCACGAATAATACCTTTAAGTGTTCTGCCTTCTATCATTTGAATACGAGTATTCAAATTTGCCATAACTTGAGAAAGTCCAGTTACTTGTCCATATTTTTTAGGCATCACAACCAAGCCTTTCTAAAATAATCAGTTCCATCAATGCTTACTTTTTTATAATATGCTTTTATTGGCAAAGCTCCGTCTATATTTTGTGGATTATCCAAATCACCACTATCAATGTCAACCAATCTCCCAAGATACAAATAAGCGTCATTCTCAAAATCATGAGTGCCAGAATACACGGTTGCTTTTGATATTTCTTCTTTTCCTGCTGAACTCATAAAAAGTTCTTGGTGTTCTTCCCATCTTACATCAATTTCAACTGGATCAGCAAAGGATAACTGACCAAAACCATCTGTAGTAGGAGATCCCCAATAAACTGCTTTCTGATTAAATGATCCTTCTAAGAAACCCATTTTAACTCCTTAAAGAATAGGAGAATCATCAAAAGATGGGACTGCTTCAATCTTAATTCTCTTTTTACCGACATTTGCTAGTTTACCACTTGTATCAAATGCAAGAGCTGTTTGTCCATAAGTGGTTGTTTGCATATTCATACCAAGTTTAGGGTAACTTTCGGCACCATCCCCAATTTTCTTATACTGAGGTTGTCTGGATTTTGTCATTGCTATTAAATGAGCAGATACCCATTTTTCAATAGTTGTCAATAAAGCATCTGTTAATCCTTCTTCCCCTAAAATAGCATTAACAAGGGCATTTGCATCAGCAATATAAACATCAACCTCAGATTCAGTTAATGATGTAGCAATAATGGCTTTTACATCAGCGGCATTTGTTCTTACAGCCATGATTCACCTCACTTTCTGGATTTCCATAAACGTGGCTCTATAAACTCCATTACTGCTGGTCCATTCCATGTTAATCCCAACCACTCAATCGTGTGCATCATTTGTTCATAATCAGCATTGACCATTCTTTCAGGCCACACCATCTGAACATTTAATCCAGCCTTAATAATCTCTACAAACTTTTCTTCGTGTTGGTGAACCCACCAAAGCCAACCATCTCTTTCATTATCAACACCAACAGCTTTTTGAATCTTTTCATTTGCAAAAGCCGTCATGAATCCTGTTTTCATACAAGAATTAATAATATCAGATGTTTTTCTTCTTACAATAACCCATTTAGAATTTGGAAAAGCATACTGCCAAACGGGCCAGATAAGAGACATTTTAGCACATTTATACATCCACGGTTTATCTGGTGTCCATCCCTGTGACCTAAGTACACTCAGTACAGTGTCTTTAAATTTTTGAGGAATAATTACATCTTCTGTTTTTGGTAATGGATACTGGCCGCTCCTGTCCATTCCCATATTCATAAGAATCGGTTTAACTACTTTTTCTCTAAGAACATGGTTTTCATACATGCCCTTCATATTCCATCTTCCAGGACCAACAGTATCTCCCTTAAATGCACCGCACAAATGAACACATGCCCCCACCATACTTGTGCCGGAACGGGCCGCTCCTGTAATTAAAATAGGTTTATCAGAATAATCCATGATTAGGACTCCTTATAAAACTGGTTATAAATTCTTTCATTTTTTTGTATCAAATAACGAAACTTTGGTGGACGTAATTTTTCATGATATAGATGATAAACTAACAAATCATCTCTATGAACAAATAGAACTCCTTTCTTTTTTAATGAATCCCTAAATGCATCATCATCATAGGAAATTCCATTAGCAAACCGTTCATCAAACCCATTTACACTCCAATATGTGTTTTTGTGCAAAGCACTACAGAAATGATATTCTTTGTTTCTGTATTTAGAATGTTGATACCAATTTAAAGGAGTTCCATCTTCTTTCCAAGCTAAACAAGCACAAATAACATACACATTAGGATCTTTCTGAAATTCATTATCAAGGCCATTTAATATATTCTCTACATGA